AGAAGAAACTTCTTACGCTTTTGAAACTCAAGAGGAATTAGATGCTTTCCTTCTAGGCATAGCTGAATGTGATGGGTGGTGGGAGTATGAAATTAAGGAAGAACCCAATGAGTGATTGTAGAGACATGCCTTGCATGAGCCATTACCCTGACTTTGACCATTATTGCGCTCTAAAAGGTCAAGGGTGTACCTATCATGTTGAGGAGAATGTAAAAACTGATGATAGATATTGGGATTGCGAGTGTGATGAAAATTACATACATAAAAAATCAATTGAACCCAAATGTACTATATGCGGTTCTGAACATGATGAATGTTCTGACTCAAGACCAAATGAAATAAAACTTTACTTTAAAGATTATGAGGAAGAAGCCGAAGTCAGAAAAAACGAGTGGCGATTATGAAGTTTAAAATAGACAAAGGACTAGAGATTCCACCCAGCTACAGTAGTAGGAATAGCCAATACAGAGAAATCATAGCTGACATGGAAGAAGGCGATTCGGTAGGGGAACTAACACAGGCTCAAGCCAACGGTATGGCACACTTAATGCGTAAGAATGGAATCAAAGCAGTTAGCAGAAAAATGACAGATTCTAAAGTAGATATAACAGAACCAGTTTATCGAGTGTGGCATGACGGATATTTAGATAAAAAAGGCGATAAGATAGTACAAAGGATAGGATCTCCGACAAATACTGTAGGGATTACTCCAGGTATTCTCCAACAAGCCGAAGCACATGAGGATAAGCACAACATAGTAGAGGACACCAGAGAAGTTTTTAAAATAGTGAACGAAGAATTAGCTGAAATCAAAAAAAGGAGAAAGGGAAGTGAATGAAAAAATAATTATTACAGACGATAAAGGAGTCGAGAGAGAATTTACAAACTTTACAGACTTAGTAGAGTTTCTTAATAACTTTCTAATGCCTTTTTTACCAGATAATTTTTCATACAGAATAGAGGATAAATGACTGACAACATCAACCCAAGTCACTACCGAGACAGCAAGATTGAGTGCATAGACGCAATCAAAGCAAGTCTATCCACCGAAGGATTTCATGGCTATTTAAAAGGGTCTGTCCAAAAGTACCTATGGAGATACACCGAGAAGAACGGGCAAGAGGATTTACTCAAGGCCCAATGGTTTATGGATAGATTAGTAACCGAAGGATTCGATGTAATTGAACAACTAAAAAAGGAAATAATATGAGTGATATTTTAGAAGCTATAGAAAGTAAAAACTACGTTGCAAATATACAGTTTGACACATCGCCTTTTAACCCTAGAGAAGATGATAATTTGGGAACTCTAATAGCATTTCATTCAAGATATAACTATTCAGACAACAATGATTGGACAAAGGAAGAATTGTTAGAGCATATTCAAAAGGAAGATATTTTATCTTTACCTGTATATATGTACGAACATTCTGGTATTGCTCTTAGAACTACACCTTTTAACTGTAAATGGGATAGTGGACAGATAGGTTATATATTCGTATCTCATGCAGAGATTATTGAATGTTTTGGCAAACTTAACTTAGACCAAGCTGGGAAGAATTTGATAGCAGAAATAGACGAATTTTCAGATTACTGTAATGGGGAAGTTTATGGCTACCAAATTTATAAGAAGGACGAATCTCGACATGATTCAGATGATGTTGAGTCTTGTTGGGGATATATAGGGTATGACCACATCAAAGAAACTGTAGAAGAACAATTAAAGTATTTAGAGAAGGAGAAAACTAATGAGTAAACCAATAGAAGATGTTATTAATAATGAATATAACAATATATCTGTATGGGATGTAACCTTTTACAGACTTGATGATGATGGAAACCCTCTCGAAGATAAGAATGGGAAAACGATTATTTATACTTCATATAAAGTTGATTGCTCTTATCTAGCAGAGGGATTAGAGGTTGAAGATTTAGTTCCAGAGGACAACCCCAATCCCTAACAACGACCTATTCTGGATTATCTTGTGTGGCTTCCTCCTCACTTGTGCCTGTTTCCTTGTCTAATTCCTGGCCTTCCGCCAGCTCGGTAGGATCTTTCCCGCCATTAACACCAGGCTTAGTCTCGCCCGCAGATTCGCCCGCAGATACTGCGTCCGCAGATTCCTCCTCACTCACTTCCACCACTTCCGCGTCCGCAAATTCCTTATCCAGGTCTGCCTGCACCGCAGCGCCCGCAGATTCTATCTCCTCGGCCCGCAGATGTACCTCGTCTGCGTCCAACTGCTTGAACGCCTGGCGATCCTTTGTCGACAGCAGACTCGCGAGCTGATTCTCTGACAACAACTGCTTCAAGCGCCGTTCCACTTCCGTCCGGTCCATCTGATCCACGCGTCCGTACTTGACTTCCTTCCGATCCACCATCAGACCACCGAGCTTGGCCCGTGCTACTTCCGCACCCAAAGCCGCATTAAAACTGCCCTCCGCCAACGCCGCATCGCGTATCTGCGCCAGCTTCTTCGCCGTCTTCTCGAAACGGATTTCGTATTTCTCCTGCTGCTTCGCCTGCTTCTTCTGGATCTCTTCCTGCACATGCACGAATTCCTCCCCGTGCAACAGACGCGTAGCATAGACGCCCGGATGTTTAAAGCCCGCTTCGTGGGCGCATTGCGTCTGCGTCTTGTCCTCGTACAGATACAAATTAATAAAAGCACGCTGGCGTTTGGTGATAGCTTTCTTGGCCATACTATTCCTTTACCTCCCCCTGCTCTTCCATATCACGCTCTTCTATATCACCGCGCTTGATACGAAAATAGTTTTCAAACGGCATACTCGCAAAGCGGATATACAGGTGCGTCTTCTGCTCGTCCTCCGTTGACAGTTTCTCAAACACCGTTTCCAGGTTCTGCAACAACGCCGTCATCAGGTCGGGTTCCTCCTGGCGTATCTGATGGAAACCCACCGCACCCGGCACCAGCTGCAACCGAATGCCCTCACCCTGCGTATTCATCTCTGCCAACGGCTCCAGGATTTCAATGCGTTCAAACTCCTTCACTCCCTCGACTACCTCACTTAACTTTTTGTTACTGCTACCCATACTGCTACTCTACCTTCCAGTCTCTATAACGAGAGGGCTTTTTAAAGCCTCTCTACAGTATCTCTGTAAGAGATTGCACAACCGCACAACTGCACAACCCAGTAAATATAAGGCTTTCAGCGGGGGTTGTGCGCATGTGCAGGGGTGTGCAGCTGCACAATCGACACAACCACTTAAGCCTTTGATTCTATTCAGCTTTCCAAAAGTTATCCACAACACTGTGCAATTTGCACTTTGCGATTTTGCACAACGGTTTCGCCTTTTAAACGCGTTCATTTTCTACCTCCGTTTCACTAACAATTGTGTCGTGATTTTCCAGAATTGCGTGTCCCACCAGAGCCACCAGTTGCGGTACCACGGCATTGCCGAGCGCCATCAGTTGCGCCTTGCGCTGGGGGATGTTGACGCCGACCCGTTCGAGTCCGTGTTCCCAGGAGCCGTCCACCCACGCGGAAATCCCATAAGTGCCGTCACCCACCCAGGATTCAACTGGGCCGAGCGTCCCGTCATTGCGTTGACCCGATCCGGCAGTGAGTTGCTGGGCTTGCGTCCCCTCTGCTCCAGCGTCTCCGGCGTACGTCCGCCCTTCCAATCCCTTACGAGAGGAGTCGGGTACAGCTCCACTTCCGTTTCCAGCCTGCGCTTGGGGTTGCCCGCCGCTATTTCCTTCCGGCTCGGACCGTTCGCTGAACTCACTCTCGGCGTCGGCCACATGTGAACCTGTTGTCCCAAGGGAGGTTTCTGACCTCCTCCCGGATGTTTCTTTCTCGGTTTCATTATATTGTTCGCATCGAAAGCTGTCGGTGTACTCCACATTTTCTGGGGAGTCGGGTACATGTGAACTGCCGTTTCCAGTGCATTTCCCTGATGCATTCCTCTTGGATTGTCCGGATTTTTGCCTGGACCGCCGCTCGAAGCTCTCGGTGTGAGCCACATGCGGCTCGGTTGTGGATAAACTACTTGCTCTCTTAGAGTTGAATGTGTTTTCCTCCCCTTCCTGTTTTTGTCGTATTGTTTCTTTAGAGCTTCTGGACTTCTCGCTTCTAATGCATCCATCGCGTTTGGACTCAGCCACATCTCGGGTATCCCCGTCTCTTGCGTCTCTTTCGGCGATCCAGAAGATTCTTTCGCGCCGGTGCGGGGCGCCGATACACGCAGCTTCAACACTAAAGCACCGCGCGGTGTAGTTCTCGCTGTCCAGATCCTCGAGGACGGAATCCAAACCGAGTCGAATATGTCCACCCACGTTTTCTCCAACGGCGTAACGTGGACGTAGTTCTCTAATGAGTCTAAAGTATTCCGGCCACAGGTGTCGCGGATCTTCTTCGCCGCCTTTACGTCCGGCGACGGAAAACGGCTGACACGGGTAGCCTCCGCAGATGAGGTCGATGTCCCCTTGTTTTGAAATAAGTCCGTCTGTTTCCAATTGTCCATAGTTAAGCTCCTTAATGTCTTTGTATAATTTTACCTGCGGCCAGTAACGGTGCAGGATTTCCTGGCAGAAGGGTTCAATTTCGCAGTGGGCTACCACCTCGAAACCACCCGTCGCCTCCAGCCCGAGGCTGAAGCCGCCGATGCCGGAGAATAAATCCAGTACCCTCAGTCTAGCCACCCTTCCATACCTTCATGACTTCGCCGTAGGACAGCTTGCCGAGTTCGACCTCGACCTTGCCGCTCGCCGTGTCCTCGCGGATGCTCGTGCCGTCGCGTAGCTTCGTCTCCACTACGCCGTTGTTAGCGTGGATGTATTTGAATTCACGCCAGCGCCGTTCCCGTGCCAGTCGCTCCCGTGCCTTTTCCACCTGTTCATTGTATTCCGTCATCTTTTTTCTCCCTTTGTTTAAGTAATTCAACCACATAATCGTAGTCGGGTACAAAATCTTCGACCTGTTGCGGTGTAGTGGGTTTGCGTTTAGTCATCGGTTTCCCACGGTTTCTTGCCTTCATTCTTAGCCAGATAATGCCACGTTTGTTTGCCTGGAACCACATGCGTTCGCACACGATCGCCCAAATACTTCTGCACGTAGCTGACTGCGTAACGTGCTGCTCTCTCACCACTAGCCATCTTTGCTTTCTTCAAAGCCTGGCGCGCCACGAATTCCATGTCGGCACGCGTGTAGAATTTAGTGATGTCCATTTGCTTTGCCACGACGCTCGCTATTTCAATCTCGTCGGGTCCCTGTTCAAACTCCACGCGCGTCCACTTGCCCTTGCCGTAGTCAAACGCCGCCGCGTGACTCTCGGGTTCACGTGCGTTACGCGCTTCGTAGAACATAGTGACGTTGGGCTTGTCGCCCAGCAGTTTAATGCCCGAGTCAAACCAACCGGCGAACACCGAACCACCACGGGCAGACATGAAGGACAGGTCGTCGGCGCGTTCTTTGCCAGTGTGATGAGCGATGATGAAGGCGATGTTGTGTAGGTCGATCAGCTTGTCCACGCGATCCAAGACCTTATGAATGTCGGCGTTGTTGTTCTCCTCGCCGTCAAAGAAGTTGATGAAGGGGTCGAGCATGACTATATCGGGCTTATGAAAGGCAATCTCCTCGCTAATCATGTCGATGTCCTGGTCGCGCATGAAGTTTTTGCGTAGGCGTCCCGACGGAATCAGGTTGGACTGACCCAGTGCCAGCAACTCGGGGTCGCCGAGAAACTGCTGGAAATATAAATCGATTCGGTTCTTGAGGAACTCCTGGATAATCTCGGCCTGTAGCCACACCACCTTCATCGGTCTCGAGAAGGCTGTCCCCATGAATTCGGTCCCCGTCGCTGCCGCTACCGCAAAGGCGCCGAGCCAATGCGACTTGCCGATCTTGGGTTTGCCGATGAGCAGCACACGCGCACGTTCAAATATAAAGGCGTCGCCCCAATACTGTTCGATGCCGTCAGAGTCCATCTCCTGCCACTCGTTATCCGCGTAGGATTTTAAAGCGAGCGGTCCGCCCTCTGGCTCGGGGACGGAGGTATCGAGGATGGGATCTTCCTGTTCCAGTATTTCTTTCAGTTCGTCACCGAGCTGCACTTCCCAGGTACTCGTGTTCCAGCGGATAACCCCGCCGTCGAGGTCTTCGGGGTGACGTTTCATGTGGCCGTTGATGATCGACTGCACGGTGGTGGCGACTTCGACCATGGCCATTGGCGGTTGATTACTCTGATTCCAGTCGTGTGCCTTGATTAAGAGTTCGCGTTGTCCCCAGCCTTCACGAATCCAACGTCCGACCAGGCGTGACAGGGTAGCGTTGCGCGTTCCCGAATCGACGCCCTTGGTGGTCAGTGGTTGTTTGACGATGGATTCGACCTTGCCTTTATTATTAAAAGTATGAATGGCGTCGAGATCTTGTTGGGTCAGCGACGGCAGTTCGTCGAGCGATTCAATCGGCAAAGTGTCGGGGGTGTGGAAGAAGTAATGTTCGGAAGGACACACCATAACGTACCCGCCGGTCCCACGCACGTCTAACTTATTGTGTCCAGCACTGTTACGTACTTCGAGGTTGGTGTTGATGGAATAA